AGTAATCTTTACCTATCCGTGTTTAATAATTAATTCTCCTAGTACTTCTAAACGTCCCATTTCTTTTTGGAATGCTATGGCATCCATACTGGAATTAATTTTTCCATGAGTAGTTTCGAATTCTGCTTTTGCTTTTTCTAAATCAAATTTTCCTGCAGCAGCATCTTTGTAGTAAGAAAGCTTAACATTAAAGTGGTGATGAGTTAACATAGAATCTCCTCCCTTATCTTTTGCAGAGTCAGCAATCTTACCTGCTCCTTTACCTCTACCTTCAGCGAAGTCATTAAACGATTCTTTCGTTTCTTCTAATATAATATTTGAAAGTTTCATACTTTAAGTTTAGTTATTAACAATCGCAGCAATCACAGCTACATGATGTTCCACAGTTACAAGATTTACAATTACAGTTCATATTATCTATATTTAATTATTCTACCAGTATCCAGAAAAGTTTGAAGACCCTCCTAATGATTTCCAATACCTACCTATATTACAAGACCAGTATCCTGCTTTAGTTTTATCTTTCTTAGTTGCACACTTATGTCTTGCTGCAAAAGAGGCTCTAGCACCTTTCTTTTTAAATTTAACTGAAAGACCGGTATCACCAAAGGAAACTTTTTTGACATTTCCTTTTTTAGACTTAACGTAGACGTAGAACTTTTTACTTCCACCTCTTTTAGGTTTGTTAAGAGCAACCTTTTTACCTCTGTATTCAGCTTCGGGTATGTAATCTACTGACGCTTTAAGCATTTCAAAACCATTGAAATCGAAATTTTCATTTTGTATTGATACTGCTTTTCTTAATTGGTCCATGTTTATGTTACCCCCGATAGACTCTACTAGTTCTTTGATCATTTCATAATCAATCATTTCGTCTATAGAAGCTGCTTCGTCGATTAGGTCTTCATTTTCGATCATTTCGTCAATTAAGTGTCCTATTTCGAACAGAGGATTGTACTTTGGAGAAACCATCGGTAAATCTAAAGGTACTCGCATACCATTATAATCTCCATATTCTCCAATGTCTGTTGTTTCTAAAAGTTCTTTATCGGTCTCATCTAACTCTATAGCTTCGTCTGTAAGCGCTTCTCTTGCTTCTTTAAATAATTGTATAAATGAATCAGAGTTATAACGGTAGACATGCTCATGTAAAGAGAGCCCTTTGTCTATGTGGTACTGTAACGATGGGTATCCGATAATTTGTTTTAGTTTAATCATTTCTTTTTATTTTCGTTCATTTCTGGATGAAATAATAGTTTAATTACTTTAGCGTCTTTTGCTACCGATTTACCATCTATTTCAACTTCTATTGGGTAAGGTTTAAATTCATTTGCCCAATATGCAATGTCATAGCTTTTATCTTTATTATTAGTAACTAATAGACCACGATTGTATTCATCTTCTTCTGCTTGAAGAATCATCTGTTTATCTATAGGTAGAATTACATCTCCCATAATCTTTATGATATCTCCTTCGTTTAGCTCTTTAATTGCTTTTGCTCTCTCAGCTAAAATTATTTTACTTAGTTTCATACTTTAAAGTCTTTTCGGTAAAATTTACCGAGTACGTTATCATTTATATGAGAACTGTATTCATCCTCTAATACGTTATTAATAAATAGGTGTTTAGTCTCATAATAGGTTAACAGCTTTTTATTAGGTACAAATTCAAGGATTCTTTTTTCCCAATTCTCTTGAGCATTATCTTTTTTAGATATAGCTAATATTTCTTTTTGAGAACCATAATAAGATTTCCAATCTGATTCGGTTACTATTTTTTGTTTAAGGGGAGTTCTACCACCTATTCCTTTTGCCTTTCTCTGTAATCTTAATTCCTCTAAAGCTCTTTTACCTAGTCTTTTATTACGTTCAAAGAATAGGACTTTTTTCCCTATGTAGCGAATATCATCAGGTTTATAAATAACCTCATAAATAAAGCCATAGGTTCCTTTTGGCATATCTGAAATATCTGTGATTAACCTCCCTTGGTAACTCCAAGTAGGTTGTGTTGGCATTTTTTCCATATTAGGTTAGTCCCTAGAGTTTGCTTTTTAGCTCCTCTATTTGTAACTGCTGCTCTTTTATGGCTTCAATTAATAACGGGACAATTTTTTCATAACGTACTGCTTTGTAACCGCTATCACGGTTCGCAACAACTTCAGGTAGGACACTTTCTATTTCCTGTGCTATTACTCCTACATCGTGTCCTTCGAAGTCTGACTTGTTGTTCCAGTCAAATTCATATCCACCTATTCGCTTAACTTTATCGACAGCGGATGATATAGGAATTATGTTTTCTTTTAATCTTCTATCTGAAGAATGAAATGCTGTAATATCTGATGTAGCGGTTATAGCACCCGTTACTGATAAATTACCTGCTATAGAGGTAGCACCTCCAATGGTTGTTTCTCCAGATCCTGATACTTTAAACGCTAGTTTAGTATATTGATTACCTGAGTAGTAGCCTCCATCTCCGGATACAACTGCGAAACTATCATGTCCGTCAGTTGAATTATCTCTAATACCCATAACCATATGTCCACCTTGATAGGCTTCAAATAATGATCCTGAGTTAGTTCCTCCTACTAGGGCTGCTAAAGTAGCATGTGTAGTATGAGAGTAATTAGTTATAGCTGTATCACCAATATTTAAATGAGTTCCGTCAAATGTTAAATTAGTTTCAGCATTTAAGTAATCTGTTCCTTGGGCAGTTACTATTCTATTATTAGCGTTATTTGCTATATTCAATTGACTACCACTTGCTGATGATGATATTGATGCTAGAGAAGCAGATACTGATCCCCATGTATCAATTGTTATATCATTTGAATCTATATCCCCTGCTACTGTTAAGGTACCTGTAAAGGTATCTGTAGTATCTTTTAAGAAGTCATCATGTATACTTGCTGATAAAGAATTTCTAGCTACTAAAGCTGATTGAGATAAAACTGTATCCTGGGCAGTATAGTCATTAAATAAATGTGTTCTTTGTGAGTGAGCAGATCCAGATAGCTCAATTATAGAAGCAGAGTTTAATATGTATTGAGAATCTCTCTGTGTATGAGCAGAGCTTGATAATGAGGTTCTAGCTATTGCTGCTGATTGACTTGCTGCTGATGCTGATGCAAGGTAGTGAATGTCTTTAACGTAATAGTTATCTAGAGAAGAACTAAAGTTTTCTAATGATCCGATTGAAGATGATACATTAGGGTAGCCTGTAATGCTTAATACTCCTACTACTTCTGAATTACCTAGTACGTGATGTGACCCTGTTCTTATATGTCTATCGTCTGCTGTATCTCCAAATGAAGTTGATCCAGTTGAGGTAGACGATATTATAGTTTGTGATTGAAATACTTTTGCAGTAACTCTACCGTCAACGTCTAAGTCTCCTTTATAAAAAGATGATCCAGTTACAGAAAACTTACTTGTATCGTAATCGTATGTAAAGTTATTTGATCCAGTAAAGGATATTTCTTGAGCTAAACTTCCTGTACCGTTTTTAAGTTGAATCGCATATTTCTTTGCTGCAGGTTTAGAAAGTTCTATTTCTACAAAAGGATTATCAGACTGAGATCTAAATAAGAATAGTTTAGAGTTAGTTTTAGACGCAGAGTAAAACATCTCTTGGAAGTTCTGATCCAGTTGAGCGTGTGTTAATGCGCTTCCTGTTACTTGCCTTAATGTAATTTTACTATTTGGCATCTTATTTATTTTCTAATTTAGAGATTCTGTCCTCTAAACTCTTAATTATACTATTTTGCTCTCTAACAGCTTCAATTAATACCGGCACTATACCGCTGTAGTTGACACCAAGATAGCCATTATTATCTTCAGAAACAACTTCTGGAAGTACTTTTTGGATATCCTGTGCTATTACTCCAATACTTTTTAAACCTGTATCTTTATATGTAAAATTAACTCCATCAATATTATCAATTTTACTTAAAGCATTGTCTATAGGATAAATATCTTCTTTTAACCTTCTGTCTGAACCTTGAACAACTGCTCCTGATGCTTTTATTGATCCAGAAACTGCTAATTTATAAGTTAATGGCAGATCGGTTGATTCATTTACTCCTATACCTAAATTATTATTAGCGTCTAAAATTAACCCTTGGCTTGATGAGACTGCGGATGAACCTGAAAATACTGTTAGACGTTTATTAACACCGGCGTCAGTTAATCCTTTGATTAATGATACCTCAAAAGAACCGCTATTGATAGGTACTTGCGATGAACTTGGGTAGTATAAAGTAAATGTTTGCCCAGTTGTAGAAGCTGAGTAAAAGTATGCACCGAAGTTATTATCTACTTCTGAGTATGTTAACGGTGCTTTTTTTTCTGCTCTAAAATTTACTGCCATTATATATCTATTTTAATCATGAATGTCATATCAACATTTTCTGACTTTGGTATAGGTCTGTTTGTCTTTGCAACAGCTAAAAGCTCATTTGCTTCATTATACAGCCCTACGGTTGTTATATAAGGCCTAAAGCTACTTCCTGTAACGTTATTCCTTATTGTGTTATCTGATCCTGAAACTGAAGAAGGGTTCTGAGAGTAATTTAGCTCTGACTCTTTAACAGTACAGTGAACATTATATGTATAAATAGGTAGGTTTGATTTCCAGTGCACAATTGGTCGAGCATATGTCGAATAATATCTTGCTACTATATCATTTGTAATAATAATCTGTCCTTGATTATAAATTACATCACCTACAACTCTTTGATTTTTAGTATATGGCATTTGAGAACCTGATAAAACTAAGCGTCCTTCTTTATCATCTACTACTTCAATTCTTTCAAATACTATGTTAGGGTCTCTCTGTACATATTGACTTCCAGTCTCATTAACATATGTCCCTTCCTCAGTAACGTAATCGTCTAAATCGATTGGTAGAGTTGAGTACCAATGATTTAAATCCTCTACATAATCATCTGACCAGTTATCTGCTCTCCAATATTCATGGTCAACAAAATAATCAGTTGCTTCAGCTTTTGGCTTTAATACTACTGACCCTGGTTCTAAATGAGTACCGTATGCCTTTCTAGGTATAGATACTACTGCTACTTCTTTGCTGCTACTTCTAGAGCCTGTTAAAGCTAAAGTAGTCTGTAGTGATAAATCATATGATCCAGAATAAACTCCTAATGTAGTACTGCCGCTGTAGTAATTATGGTATATACTATCGAATACTAGTTTTTGATATCTATTATTCAAATAATCTAAAGGATAGGGGTAGCCTGGTGCTGAACCTGAAAACCCTCTTAAAACCTCTAGACCGTTTGTACCAATCGTACTTCCGGATACACCCCACTGTTTCTTAGCGGTGTAATCCGATATGTATACATCTTGACGGTTTAATTTTTTGAATGCACTCATTCATTTCTCACTTAGTAATCTAATTTGATACGAACTAAACTTTCTTTTGTAAAGTCCTTTAGTAAAGGTCTAGATAGTTTAGCTACTGCTAACAAATCATTATTATCGTTATACAGTCCAACTGAAGTAATAAAGGATTGTGGTGTGTTGATCATTACATTGTGTCTCAATTCACCTGATCCTGTAATTAATGAAGGGTTGGTAGAATAATTAAATTCACTGTTTCTTGCCCTTACAAATACAAAGTTAGAAGTAATTGTTTCTTCTGCCTGTACTCTAAAACTTCCGTTAGTAAAATCTAATACGTCAAATAATTTTCTATTATTTAGGTCTGCTGTATTAGCTGATCTACCTGTTCCTAAAGCTAATCCTCCTACTCCTGTTGCTCCATCTAATGCCTTTCCGTTCAGAATTATAATTCCAATATCCGGAAGAAGCTTTCCATAAGAACCGTTTCCATTTGAATAGCCTTCTGTTGTTAATGCTCCTGCTGATTTAGCTCCAACTGATCCAGATATAAGTTCGTATACTCTTCCTGCATCTGTAAATGTTGTAGTTGATACTAATTTGCTATTATCGGTTATAGATAAAAAGTTTCCTCCTCCTGAGCCTGATTTATGTAGTTGTAAAGTTAAACTTCCTGGTAGAAGTTTTTCTTTATATCTTGCTCTGTCTATTGATAGTACGTAGAAGTGTTCTGCAGCTGTGCTACCGAAAGTAAAATCTGCTTCTTCTGTACCTAATACTAAGTTTCTATATTGACCGTATACTGTTGATGATGGTGATTTACCTGCTACTGATGTATTATAGTAGAGAGAACCACTACCGTGTTTGTCTGCGTAAGCAACACTAAACTGTACTCTTGCTGAAGTATCTGTTGATGCTGTTTGATATACGTCGTAGTAATAGTCAGCTGATGTTCCTCCTACCTGTGTAGAAGAAGTAAAAAATGTACTTAATGTTGTCAGGTTTGCTGACCATACTGGAGTAGTTACTGATTCAGCACTTACTACTACATCTTGTTCGTCGAATCTTTTATATGACATGATTAGTTAGTTTTAGTAATTGTTACTGGAATCGTTAATCTTGCTCCTGAACCTCTACCAATTATAGTTAATGTTGTCTGTAATTGTGTTGTGGTTCCGAATAATGTATTTACTGAAGTTGCTACTAAGTTAACTGAAGTACCTATTATTGTTTTAGATACGTTAGTACCTATTGTAGTAGATTCATTTAGTCTAGTTGCGTCTTCTGTATTGATACCTACACCTGCAAAGGAGTTTAATGTTCTAACATCTGCTATTGTAGCCGTATACCCTTGTGTTTCAAAGATTGAAGTTGCACCAAGGTAGTTAAGCGTTTGAGGGGTAATTGCTACTGATGCTCCTTGTTTAAGAGAAATTGATGTTACACCTAAATCTAATATAGGTAATTTTGAAGTACCTCTTGGCAATGTAGTAAGTTTGTACTTCATTATTTGAGTTTCATCAGGAAAAGCTTCTAATAGAGGCATATTCTCTATAGCTTCTCCGTAGAGTGCAGAACCAGAGGGATGTAGTGGATTGTATAAGGTGTAATCGATCTCATCATCACCTAAGGCGAATTGAGTGATCTTAAAAGAACCGTCCCCTCTAGCTAACAGCTCTCTTCCTTTTTTCGTTAAGATAGCATCCACAGTTACTATCGAGTTGTCTAAATATCCCATTTTATTATTTGTGTTTTATATAAATATATGTTAATTCAAGTTTATTACTCAACTAGGGTTACTACCCCGCTGATATTTGTTGTAAAAACCTTATCTTGCTCTACTGAATATAGTTTTGCAGATGCAGCTTTTCTAAATCTACCGGTATCTTCTGATTCAAGGTAAATAATACTACCTAAATACGGGAAGGACGGGTATGTCATTGATGTACCAGACCCTGAAATTTCAGAGTTAAAGTATATATTTTCTCTTTCTCTATCACTTAATGTTTTAATAGTAGCAGTTATAGCATCGTCTGGGTGTTTACTCCCATCGAAATGTTTAAACGCAAGTGCAGGTTCTGATCCGCTTATTCCGTTATTTAACACATGTCTTGTTAATGATTCTTTTGAACCAGACATAAATGAAGAAGCATTTGTTAATTTTGCTCCTCTATATTTTCCATTAACTAGCCCAGCAGTTTCATAAAAACTATCTACTATTTCTGCTTTTTTTGCTGTTCCGTCTATTATTGCTTGTAAATTAGATGGATTATTTTGAGATGTATTTCTATCTACTACTTGAGCATTAGAATTTGCTAATAAGGCAGATGAATTACCTTGGAGAGGATTAAAGTCACTGTTAAAGAAATCAGATTCAAAGTAAGGAAATATATTAAACTCTGATTTTAATTCTACTTTATTAGAACCTCTTTCAGTAGTAGGTAGTGCATTTACTGTGATAGGCGTAAGTGCAAAATATACATACTCGTTCTTTTGCTGTTTACCAATTACTTTAGTCTCTACTCTTTCTCCTCCGAAATCAAATTTAAATGAAGTTACTTCTTTTAATGGTGAAGTTAAATTATTTTTATTTAAATCGGTGAATGGAATAGATATAGCTGATATAGTAAAAGGAGCAACTGGGTTGTCGCTGCCGTCTACACTGGAGCTGTAGAATAGGTTTGAATTTCCTGTTCCGTAAAAGCTTGGTTTAGTTCCTATGAAATCTTCTAATGTCATTAGCCGGTGTATGTTGTATATTTAGCGTAATACTCGGTACCATGAGTTGCTTCATCATACCTATAAATAGTTAATGGATTGTTAGTTGTAATTAATGTACCTCCGGAGTCAGTAGTATACCATCCTTCAAATACAGCATTAGTACCTAAATAATCTCCATAGTTATTAACTCCACTTGCTTGGACGGTAAAGAATTCATAAGTATCAAAATCATGAGGGAAGTTATATGCCGACGTAATATTTGATACAGTAGTAGGATGAGTTATGGTTAAAGTTTCATCTACTTGAGCATGATCCTGTATACCTACAGTATAATTTTCTCCTAAATAGCTACCAGTTAATGCTATCACACAAGCAGGTGGTGGCGGTAAAGAAAAGTTAAATACGGTTATATCAAGCTCTATAATAGGTTGAGCAAGATCTAAGAAAGGGTTATTCTTACCTAGCTCACCATCTGTTACTATTGCTAATGATCCACTTAGTTCTCCAGTATACATTGGAGACTCATCTGTTACATTTCTAGTTACAGAGCCTATTGGAGATATAAAGTGAGAGTTATAGTTAGTAGTATACGGTATCTGGGCACTACCTGAGTTATCATATACTCCTCCTTGACTTCCTGTAACAGTATTAGTAAGTATAGATGCAGAGTATATTTTATCTATACCTGAAACTTCTACCTGTTTAATTTTACTCCTTCCTAATATGTTAGACTTGATTACTATTCCAGTATCTATTTTAGATCTAGCAGGAATAAATTCTTTAATTATTTTAAATAAAGAACTATCAAAAAAGTTTAATAGTCTTATAAATGATTTGGGTGACTTAGTAAAGGCTAATGTATCCTCCCATGCTGCTTCATTTTTATTCCACTGTTGATTTAAATCTTCCCAATTTAAATCTTTGTTTAAAATATCTTCTCTTAATGCTTCTAACCTAGGATAACCAACTTCGTATCTTCTACCTGGGTCTCCTATATAAGAATCTATATCAAAGCTGCTTGATGTTTTAAGTTTAATAAACTCATCTGTTCCTCTTGATATATCAAAAGCTACCTCTACATTATGTGCATCGTCGGTATACTTTTTATTAGGCTGTTCAATAGAAACATATCGTGAAAGGGTTGACCCTGATACGTTACTTCCTGTATTGTCTAATCTAATCTTTGATGACCCGCTTCTATAAGTAAAACTACCTGAGGTATAAATACTAGAAGTTAAAGATTCTTCTGCTCCAAAAAATCTAGGTGAATCTATCTCTATACCTCCAAATTTCTTAATACTTAATATAGACTCAGGAATACCAAAGCAGTTTATTAATGCTCTTAAACCTCTTTCAGTACCTTTAGTTTTAATTAATTGAGGTAAGTTGTGATATATACGTTTATATATTTCTTTCTCGTAATTATTTTTCGGAATAGGCTGTAGATGAGCTAATGCTGAAGATCCGCTGTTAAATACAGTAGAGGTAGCAACTGAGCTAGTATTAATAGTTTCACTACCAGAAGGCCAGGTTTCACCTAAGTACATCGAGAATAAATTATCAGCATTCTGATTAGTACTATATAGGTTTACTCCAAATGATTCAACTGCCTCTCTTACTAAGTCTTTACTAACACCAAAATTTAATCTGTTATCAGCATCGTATTTATCAGATACTGCTTTAAAATATATCCATAAATTGTCAAAGTGTTGAGCAATCATATGAATAAACATTAAGTAAGGTTCATTACTAGAATCTTCTCTTATAAAGGTTGGTATAGTATTTGTTAATATATCTTCGTTAGTTACATCGTATGTATTTGCTTTTGCAACTTGTAAATTAAACCAAGTTGTAGCAGTAGATGCTGTGGTAGGGTAATTTTTATAAGGTCTTGATGAGGTACTTTTAGGCCAGGAGGTTGACTCACTAGTAAAGTATAAATACTTATCATAATGATCAAAATTATCAACTACACCTCTAATTAACCCTTCATAGAATGATTGACTTCCTGTTACCTCAGTAGTATAAAAAGATCCACTTTGTGCAGCGGATGCTGATATAGTATTAAGAGAAGTTTCATAGCTTTCAAGTAATTGTAGTTTATATTGAAAGTTTCTTAATCTTTCTTCTGCTGATGAAAAGTGAATAAAGTCATCGTAAGAGTTGTGATTTATTGCTATTTCAGCTCCTGAGTCATTGAATAATGAAAATAGTTCGTAATGAGAACTTGATACTGGGTATGAAAATAATTCATTATAATTTAAAAAAGCTGTTGCTTCGTTAGTTTCTTCTATTTCATCTAAACTAAAATTAGGTCCTTTTATATAAGGCACTTTAATTTCATCTACAACCGGAGTTGCAGTAACTTCATATAATAGACTATCACTAACTATTTCATTAATAGTTAACGAATCTTTAAGAATTATTGTGTCTATTAAGGGAGTATAGAGTTTTAATAGAACTGCTATACCGTCCTCTGTTTCTATCGTATCTACGTTAATACCCGTTGTAAAAACATTATCTCCATGGTCAACTCTAAACTGTGAAAAGAAAGAGCTATCTTCTAATTTAGACTTTAAGGTATCTGTAAAAGCAACTACTTCTTCTTTTTTAAGTTTTAGGTTAACTACTTTTAATTCAGTTCTGTCACTAGATATTTCTTGTATAAAAAATTCTCCTCCAGCTTGAGTGTCTGAGTATAAATTATTTAGAAAGTTATATACTACACGTACATCCCCGGTATCGTAATTTAGTGCTTTTATATCTTTAATTGGATCTATAGTAACAATGCTTGCACCTCTATTACCGGAGGTTCCGCTGTTTTGTTCAAAAGTAAATCCTTTATAATCGGGTGTATAATCTAATAAAGTATTATCTAAAGCATATATTCCTAGTCCTATTCTAGAATCATTTAAAGTAAAGGTTCCTTCAACTTGATATGTTCCAATAAGGTCCTGGTCCTTCTTAGTTATCTTAGAAGGTTGAGCTAAACTTTCTAGCTCTAATTGCTCTATGTTGTAATTAAACTCTGCCACTACTCAATATCAGGTTTATTTGCTTCTAATAACTGTTGTTGATAAAACAGTATTTGTTCTTTTAATGTTGCTATTTCGTCTAATAGAGGTTGTATATCCTCTGTATCTTTTTCAAAGTCTACTAACTCTGAACTTTTCTTAATAAGGTATAAATGTGATTGATTTTCTCCTTCTGCAGGTATATCAAGATAGAGCCTTTCGTACTCACTAAAGAGCTGTTCAATAGTTCTTTCTTCATCTACACTTAATGGTTGAGTAAACTGCTTGAAAGATCTATCTACTACTTTTCCAAAAGTATCCTTTTGAAATACAGTCTTTTTAATTGATATATTCTTAGCCATTCTTAACTACTTTAAAAACGTTATTGTTATCTATGACAATGTTGCTTCCATCTAAAGTAGTTTTAATTAATAATTTATAATATCTTTCTGGTTGAAGGATATCCATATAAATGTCAAAGAAACTACTAGTATTGTCCGCGCTTACTTTTGTATGTGTTGTATCAAAGTCTACTATCATCTCTTGACTAAAATCATCTTGTATGCCCCAATAAGAGTTTTCAGGTAATTTATAGTTAGTTAGGTAGATAGAGGAAGTTGTAAATGTTCTTGTTGGATACTTAGGTCTTGCAGTGATTCTGAATCTAGCTTTATCTGAATCATTATATTCAGGTTTATGATTTTTTATTTTTATAGTTGCTATATCAGTAGCTAATTCAGTTAATGTACTAGAGTATACAGAATCATCCCATTTTACTTCTAGGTAGGGAGGAAATATAGTATGAGTATCAGATCCAAAAAACTTTAAGTTTATACTTGCTGAGGTATAATTTTCAAAAGCATCATCTATCTTAAGTAATAACCCGTTATTTTCAATTGAACTGCTATACATACTTTCTACGGCAGTAGTAACATTCATATTAATATCGTATGTAGAAGTCAAATCAAATGATTGACTATTAGCTGTTGCAGCAGAAGTTAGAAAATCTCCTCCTAGTGCTGTCCATTCTGTAGTAGTTACATCTTTATATTTCCAAGAACACCCTGTTCTATTAACTGGGCTATCGTTTCTTTTACCGGTTCCGTTCTTCCAAGAAGATGATATAGGGTAAGCATATATATTAAATGTATCGGGTATTTCTGTTGCTGATGCTAGTGATAGGTGTAGACTTGCGCTAAACCCACCAGTTACTTTACTATCAATAGTCGTAGTAATATCGGTTTGTTTAAACTGTATAAGTGATCTATTAGTTCTACCGACTAAATTAATGTCCGGGTATCCTCCTATCTCTAATACCTCATCTCTACCGGCATTACCATATAGTCCTGCTGTAGTTGGTTCTGACCAAATAATTGCATCTTTTTCGGGATATATTCTAAATAGTGCCATATTATAATGTTGTTACTCTTCCCGATATATCAGTATCAGGATATTTAACTTCGAATATACAAGGATCGAAAGATGGGTATAGTATGCCGTCTTTAGTTGCTCCTTCTGTATCGTAAGCATTTGCAGAATAGTTACCTCCTGCTTTGTTGTTTATCTTAACAGATTTAACTGTTTGTACACCTTTCAATTGATCTAACAATGTAAACACATTAGATATATTGATTGGTTGATTTATGTCTCTATTACTGGTTTTAAAATAAGTCTTTAACTTATTAGTACAGTTTAGTAATACATCTCTTGATGCAAAATTAGGTAGAGTTAGTACCTCAAATTTAACTTCTATATTAACAATAAAAGCATCTTTAATGTCGATTGCATCAGTAATCATCATATATTCCGTCAGGTATCTTTTAAGATTTTCTTTTAGAGCATCTGCAGCTTTAACTAGGTAACCTTCGTTGTCGTACGCTAACGTATAAAGAGATAGAGCTAGTGGGTTAGTAGTTAACTGACTTTTAGTTATATTCTGATTAAATTCTTTTGTTATGTAAGCTTTAGCAACAGAACCAAACTGTGGCGGTAGAGATAATGCTCTCACTTTATAATCAGATGTAGTAACAGCTCTCTTTTGCTCTGAAAATGATTTAAGAGAATTTTGTCTCAACTCTTCTACTGTATCTCCATCTTTCCCGCCGGACGCAGGCTTTTCGTTGTTAAACGTTAATGTCGTTAGAAATGTTGAATCGGTTGCTGTGGTGGTAACTACATCTTTATCAGTGATTGTATTGGCAGGTGCATTAGCTGCTACTCCGCCGCCAGTAAGGTATCTAATAGTTAATGTTGTATTACTTGGTGCTAAGCCATATGTTCTTGTAAATAAAAAGTTTGATGGGTCAAATGCCCTATCAATTTGGTCTACTGCTTGTTGGTCTCCGTATCTTTTAACAATATCAGGAGAAGGTAAAAAGTCTTCATCATTGTCTCCTATAACTCCTGATCCGAATTGTACTTGACATACTCCTTTTGAGGTAAATCGAGAAACAAATCTTCTTGGTACTTTTTTAAGTTGTAATTTAGAAGGTACTAGGGTACTATCAGTACCGTTATTAGCTCCTTCATCAAATATAGTATCCTGCCCTAAGAAAGGTACTTCATACCAGTTATTACCGTCACTGTCTACTACATCTAATATCTGTATAATATCTGTATCATCTATTTCTATAGTTGTAAATTTTTCAGCTGTTGTAAATGTAGATGTAGTTGTGTTAATTTTCCCAGACATTGCTTTAACCTTCTTAGTTAAAAGGTATTCTGCTGGTTGGTTGTTTTCATCTACAGAGGATATTTTAACAGCTGTCGGATCATATGAGCTTGAAAATTTAAAGTCAACAGCATCTTTTAATATAAACGATGTTCCTGCTGCTGTAGTTGATTTAACTGTACTACTTTCATGTACTTTACATGCTTGGTCCCAATCGGGAGTATAGTTACTTCCGGATAGAGCTTGAACTTTCTGTTCTACTGTCAAGTCGGTTGAAGCTGCAGTTGTTACTCTTGGAGTATAGCCCATCATATAAGCTAATGAATATAGGTTAGATGGGTTTTGTGCGTGTTGTAGGAATGTTTCCTGTAATTGTGTGTCTTGATAAAAAGAGAGTACATCACCAACGTATGATGCCATCTCTATAAACATCATTCCGGGTGCTGTTTCGTTAAAGTCGTTATAAGCATCTGGAAAGTATGACTTTGCAAATTCCTGTAATTGACTACGAAAATCGCCAAACTCTCTGTTTATGTACTTAATATCTCTTTGTTCAGCCATTATTGTTCAAAATTAATTACCACCTCATCTTCTATGTTAGTATCTTTTACTTTATACTTCATAGAGAATTGAACAGTATTGTTATCCGGTATACCAACAGTACTAATATCTACTGGTTGTACTTTAGGAAAATAGAATGCTAAGTCTGCCTTTATAGTAGCATCTATCTCCTTTATTTTATTCTCTGTTAATTGATCAAATAGTAGCTGTTGTAAGCTATTACCGAAATCAACGTTTAAATATCTCTCACCTCTCGATGTTAAGAAATAGTTTATTAAATTAGTTTTTAAGGCATCTTCAGTAGTATAGTTGCTATTAAATACTGACTTACCGGAAAAAGGTAGTTTAACTCCTACTGCTTTTCTAGGTTGTAGATCTAAAGGGTCTATTTTCTTTACTTCAAATGCCATTATACTAATTTCCGTGTCTTACTTTATCTTTCTTCATTGCAGCGTCTAAAATTGCTTTAGACTTACTAAGGTTTAGGCCGGGTATAGATGATAGATCTACTCCGGGGGATCCTCCTCCTTGTCTACCTAACTGTCCTGCTGCTCGTTTAGCAAAATTAGGTGCTTGCGTTGAATCTGCATTTATTACATTTTTATAGTCTTCACTAGACATCTCTTTAGCTGTAGCATTAAGCATTTCTTCTAAAGGAATTGTACCGGTGTTGAGCTTACCGGTTGACCAGGTTTGACTAATATCTTTTTGAGTTACAGGCTTATAGTCTTGTAAAACCTCACTCTTTTTAGTTAAAGCGCTAACACTAGGTGTAGATGCTACTTTGACTGCTTCATTTAGCATATCTTGCAACTCTTCCTTGATCGCTGACTTAACTTCTTCTCTTATAATTTTTCTTAATTGTTCGAGTTTCATATATATAAATAGTTTAGTTATGGAAGTTGGTTATCTATTCTAAACTTTATTTCATCTAAAAGCACTTGAACTGAAGAACTAAATGATTTTTCACCTGTTAATACTGCAACTCCAGAGGGATCTATTGCTACTGCAAACCTTCTAGGTGCTATTGTTGGTGAATTTGGATCATCTTTTATTTGCAACTCATATACTGTTCCGTCCGGACCTGTATGAAAGAAGTTTGCATTGTTAGCATTTTCTCCATCTCCTGCACTTTTTAATGAATCTAAAAAGCTTCGAATAAGTTCTTTTGTTTCATTATTAATATTACTGTCGTCTAACTTTCTTAGACTTTCTATTAGTGTATCATTACCGTTATTAGTAGCGTCATCTACACTCATCCAGCATTCACCATCTGGTGGTTGGTTAGATTCTGACGAAAGTACTTCACAGGTTCCATCAGAGGATATAGGATTTTTACATGTATATATGTACTCTACTCCATTGTGAGTGACTTTGTCATTAAGTTGGTAGCATATACCTGCTATCCATTTTCCTTTTTTATTTAAATCTCCTTTATTCTTTGAACTATCTTTACCGCTATTGGAAAGACCATCATTTGATACTTTTGATAGCAGTCTAGGTCCTAAGGTAGAAAATATTAAATTACCATCGTCGTCTCCTAAACCTAAATCTTGCAATTCCCCATACTTAATACGTCCGTCTTTAATCTGTCTGTTTAAAGCAGCTTCTACCTCGCAGCATTTAATTGCTGAATCTGCTGCTCCTAGATTTCTAGTTAAAGATTTAAGAGCAGAGGAAGGGACTGATAGTGCTGCTGTAATTGCTCCTACTTGTTCATCAATCTGTTTTATCAGTTCTTTTAGTAGGTGCATTGTATCTGCATACTTAGTGGTGACGTTTATAGGTAGACCTAAGATTAATCCTCCAGCAGGTCCAGGGGGTATACCTATTCCCTGCGGTATTGGAAGGGCTAATATCAACTGGTAGGCTGCTTTAAGGCCTCCTAGTGGAGCTTTTAATTTAGAGGGTATAGATTTAAACTTACTAATTCTACTAGATACTTGAGATAGTGCTCTTTTATTTTGATTAAGTTTTTTTCTTAATGTATTAGTTTCATTTTCAGTAGGGCATCCTTGTCTATTGAGAGAGTTAGTTATATTTGTAGAGTTCTGTAGTACTTTAGACATTACGTTACCTTGCATCTTACCAATTAACTTGGCGATGGTTCCGTGTAGATTCATGTCTGGTATATTAACGTAGCCCATTATTCAGTAAATACTTTTTTAGAATGCAGTTGTTTTAATAAATTTTTTAAGGTAGGAATTAAAGGTTGTATAGATGCTGCTGTTGCAATACACTTAGCTACAAAGGCTGGTGGAGCAGGGGGTGCAGTAGCTATTCCTTTTACTAATGTTTCAAATTGAGATATAAAGTCATCTAGCCAGTCCGTAGAGGTTTGTCCTAATAGCACTGGTTCTTTTTCTTTAAATGCATCTGTTCCTAAGTATACCTTTTTAGCATCTAATCCAACATAATCTTCTCCGTCTATACCTACAGCTTTACCGTTAATCCCTATATTAGTTACAGCAGAAAGATATGCTCCTTCTTCTTTAGCATTAAAGAATATCCTACCTGCATTTAATATTATCTGATTTCCTTTGTATGAATCTGCTTTATCAGGTTCGCTATCAAAAGCATCTCTTTTATCATTCGCTTGTTTAAGAGCAAATTTATGGTCTTGTCCTAGATATATAGAATTAGCGTCTTCATTAATATCTTCTATAACTGGGTCAACACCGTTAGAAGGCTCTTTCCATCCATTACTTATAATCATATAAGGTAGCCCGTCATTACTACCGTCTGTTATCTCGTTACTATCAAACTTAGATCCTCCTAATCTAATAGTAGAACCGTGTCTACTCTCCATAATAACATCTCCTGGGAATGTCTGTATAGGCGGTATTTTATCTGATTCAACAAAGTGATCACCTAAATCCACTTCAGAACCTTCTGAAAACTGTAAAGTGTCTGGATATGCGTTATGATGAGGAGAGTTCCATACTCCCACAGTTGCTGTCCAGTAATTCTTTTTAGCAGCAGGATCACTTGATCTTTCTTCACTTGGAAGTTGCTCTATTCTTATTATTTCGTTTTTTAGAGGTATTTTTTTAAATTCTGATATACCGCAGTAAGCAAAAGGTAATGGGGAATCTCCTGATTCGTCAACAGATTTATTTAGTTCTCTATAGAACACACCGTTAAGTGATTGTGATTCACCTAAATTTCCATATTCTGGATGAAATGGATCTAGTATGACATCAACAACCCTACCGAATAAGGAGCCTTTAGCTCCTCCTCCGCCACCGCCGCCAGACGATGAACCTCTACCTGCTCCGCTAGATTTAAACATCTTTGTCTTCTTCTTCTTGGGATACTTCTTTAACCTCTTCTTTTATATCTTCTTGTTCCTCTAATAAATCTTGAAGATCAGAGAAGTCAAACTCTCCTGATTCACCTTTGGCATGTGCTGCTTCTAGTCGTTGAACGATTGTTGCTAACTTAATTAATGCATCATCATTCTTAACTCCTATCTCCATGTACTCTTTAATCATAGGTACAATAAGAGTAGCATCACCAATGTTCTCTATTAATGGCTTTAATTCACCAATAAGAGCTTTAACTTGGCCTTTAGTCTCTTTTGAATTATCATAGATTTCCCCAAAAAGATCAGATAGAGTTTTACCTTTAAAAATTTCTTTATCTAAACTCATAGTGTAATATATTTTTATATAAATAGATTATAACACTTTATTTGAGATTAATCCTTCATCATAAAGTACTTGATACTTATCTTTGAAGTCTAACTTAAGTTTAGTTATAACTCTGGTTAGGTTGGGAGTGTCGCAGTCAGTCATCTCTCTAATGTATATATAAAGAGCTTTTTTCTTAAATATCTCTAAATCGTTTCTAGTTCTAAAAAGAGTAAGTACAGCATCTGCTATATGTATCTCTTGAGGTTTCTTAAACATCTCTTCTAAGTTGTCATAACATTCTAAAACCCAGCCGTCTATAAACTTAGCTAATGTTATTCCAGTATCATTATCAAGATCTCCTATAGTGCCAGGCATATACCCGTCTTCTACATCAGAGAACGATCCTATTTGTTTAAGTTTCTTATAATTCTTATTATTATAGTTTATCAACCACCTTTTAACAATAGTTCCAAAATACGAATACGCTTTTGCTCCATTAGTAGGATCAAACTTCATAATCTTCTCTTCTAATAAAACAGAAACGATCTCATGTTTGAGATCTTCTATCTTATCAACGTCTGTATAATAAAACTTAAATGTATGTATAATGTTCTCTGCTAACTTGTAGAACGGGAGGTAAATGTGATCAGTAAAGATGCTATTTCTGTAATCTTGATCTACTGATGTATTATATTTTACAATGTATTCTTCTGTTTCTTTTGTAAAGTAGTTAGCTTTTGCTTTCTTCCTTGCCATAATTTTCGGGGAGCATGTACTTGTCGAGCTCGCTTTGTATTTCTTTTAGTTTAATAAAAAAATAACCGACCTCGTCATCGCTTTCAAAAACCCCTTTTTCGTCTAGCTTTCTTAGGTGCATTTTCGAATCTCCAATATAATCTGAGATTCTCTGAAGATATCCTGTTTGATCTGCAGTAACATCTTCATACTTTTCTACTTTTCTAAGTAGGTTATTAATAATATAAACAGAAATTACCAAGATGGCAACTAAAATCGTAATTATTATGTTGGTAAGAGTAAAAAATTGTGTCATATCTATAGTTTTTTGAGCATATTACTTAAACCTTCTGAGGAATTAACTCTTCTTCCGGTTGATGCTTTGGTTTTCTTTGTAGTTGGAGTAGTATTACCTCCTGATCTTTTCCAAATATCGTATTCTACCTTAGAGGCTAAGAAATCAGCTGAGTGTAAAATAGAAACTATAGATGTTTTCTGCCTAGAAGACTCTACATTACTAAAAAAGTATGCCTCATTAGCTTTATCGAACACTCCATCATGACATCTAATAGCTAAAAACTCCTTCTGGTTAACCTTTACTCCAAATTTCTGTAGTATAAATAAAGATCTATCTGGAATCAGCATAAAATCTAAATCTGGGTTGAAGGTATACACTTCTGATAGCTTATCTTGTCGCCATTTATCATTCTGAGGAATATAGTTAGGTGCATCTCCATCTCCTATTTTACCTAAGTCGTGAAATAAGGCTGAGAATACTAACTCTTCTTCTGTAAAGTCTATAGTACCGCCCATATCTTTATAGAGTCTCATTTGCTTTATAGAATATTCAATAACTCTATTAACATGTTCAACATATCCACCTGCAAAAGCATTATGGTACCACTTCTTTCCTGAAGCTGGAGCCATTACGTATATAGATTCCATATGAGAGAGCATATCTTTAACCTGTTGATTCCTTTCTCCGGAGATATAAGTGTCCACAATTTTAAGATGTTTCTCGTAGTTCTTTTGAATCTGTTCTGCTTCTAACATAGGTAACCTTTTTTTATTTATTATTAATATTATATTTTATTTATATAAGTAATTATTTATATTATATATTTTACTTTATATATTAATATCTTATTAAGTATATATTGAAGATATTAAATTATATTCATATAAGCAACTATTCTACAATAAATTTTGCTTCATAGTGATCTTTTACCATAGATTCATCTCCTGC